CCAACATCACCCCCATCAATATCATCAAAGCCGAGTTCCATACGCTGATTAATAGTGTTAAATGGTACGCCCATTGCCCAAAGCTTCGTAGCATTATCAATTTTCTCTTGCGTGTTAACCTGTAAAGCTGCCACGTTGGTAGTGTCATAAACTATGCGTGTATTGCTATCTTTAAAATCAGGCAATAAACAACGGTTTAATGACTCTTTCAACTCATCCATTAATGGTATGACAGTATCTAGCCAGAATACTTTACGAGCTGTCTCAGCATTGGATAAGTTAGCCTCATTCATTTCAGCAATTAAAGCAGATGGTACACCATAAACACTACATACTTCTTCACGACTAAACCTGCGCGTATTCATAAAATCCATTTCAACAGGGTTAAGGCTTAACTGCTGAACTTTAGCTTTAGATAATACAAGCGGCTCTCTCGCTGAGCCTGTACCCGTTTTAGACTTGATATGATCGTTAGCTTGCTGATATTGGTCAGGCGTTAAGTCAGACTCGAATGAGATAGCGTAATCTGGCACACCTCTATTCTGCATACTAACCTTTTGCCATTCTTGACCAGCATTATCAACATCAACCGCTTTCCCTGCCGCTTGTAATGGTGATTGACCAAAGTAATAGTTGTCAGGGTTGGTGAACTTGAATTGACAAATATCATCAGCAGGATAAACAACACCGGTAGATGTCTGTTTATAATTATTGATTGTACCGTCTGAATTAGTCGTGATAGATATATACGGCATAACGGGCCACAATTCCATCGGAGCATTACCCATACCGCCACGAACCTTAGACCAAAAGCCGTTACCTGCTAAATCTAAATGCGTGATTAATAGGCGCATCATCTCACCCATAGACATTTCAGGGTTTGGATTATCTAATAGCATTTGAAGTGGATGATTAGGCTGCTTTACCCATTCATCACCAGTCAATGTTTCAACGCACCACGGTATTGAACTGACCGCATCATAACGTTTCTTGATGCATGAAAAGACAGGAACCGAGCTTTTGAAGCCCTCTTTCACTGCCTTTTTTGCGTCCCATGTAGACCACTGAGCAGCGGATGAATAGTTATTATTAGTGCTATCGAAGCCTTTTTTCTCAACTGCTTGCGTGATTGCTTTCTTTTTAAAAGGCCACATTAAACGGCTCCTGTTATTTTGCTGTTATGAATATAGTTGCCGTTTGTGCCGTGCCTTCGCCATCTACAACACAGGCTCTAACGAATGCCGTCGCAACTACAACTGTTATTGAACCGTTACCGTTTGTCACTCGCTTACTTTTTATCCAGTTTATTCCGTCTGGTGAATGCTCTAGCGCCATATGGCTCCTGAAGTATTCTCCATTCGCAACAACATCTAGCGTTATGACAGTATCTTCCGCAGAAATAGCCATTGATTCAGAGCAAGTGCCTGCGGTTTGTGTTGAGATTGTAGCTGTATAAGAACTCATTTTACCACTCCATTACTATTATATCGACATCGCCAGAACCGGGTGCGCTTATGGCTGAAAATTCACCCCTTGACGGGTTGCTTGCAGGAGTTTGCCAACTAGGTCTAAATAAGTTGGCGTTTCCTGCCGTATGGCGCGTAAGCATCTCACCATTAACTATGTTGTCAGTTAATGCAGGGTAAGCCCTTATAGCTACATCTACATCTGCATTGTTTTGATCAAACGCCAAACAAAAGCTAATATGCACTCTTTTTGGGTTTGGTGCTGCCAATGTAACAGCAGCCACAGTTCCTACAGTAACCCTTGTTACCGTAGGCTCATCGTTCCAGTTTATATTGCCACCCTCTTTAGATGCCATGCTAATTATCCTTTAAAATATATTCTATAACAAAATTAACCGATATTGGCGCGGTGCTGTTTGCCTTAAAGCCGTACCAAAAGTCTGTTTTTTCTGGTACAGAAAAAGGTACCTTAAAATCAATATCGAATGTGTTCTGATACACCGGAAATATACCGGCCGTAAGTCTTGTGTTAGTGCCTGGAAGCTCGATAAAACCCCTTAAATCTCCTGAATCATCCTTGCCTAGATATGGTGATACCTTTACTATTAATAGCGTTTTTCCAGCAGGTACGCTTATGTAGGTATCTCCTGATGCGCCAAGCGTAGGAGGAACAAAGCCTCTAGGGTTGCCGCTAAAACTATCAGCTACTGTTAGCAGCCCCTCGTTGTTTTTCAGTGCGCCCGAATTAATTACAATAACACTCCCAGGTCTGTAACAGTCAATAGCCACCTGAATAGGAGTTGTACCACTTAAATCTACAAACGCCTGCCTTTCGATGTAGTCAAAATCTAAATAGTTAACCAGAACAGTTCTTGCTCCCGTACCTAGTAATGTATCATTTACTGAGTCACTGCTAATGGTCCAAATCTCGTTAGCAGTAGGGAATACCATATTGGCATCTCCGCCCCATATATCCTTATAACCTGTATCAGTTGCCGTGCCAGTCATTGACACTTCACCACGGCCTACTTGCCCTGGTATATTACCCAAAGCCAATTCAATATAGTAATCTCTAGGTACTGACGAGTTACCATCTATTGATATTAATGCATCAAGCTCAGGGGAGCCGATGCTATGCGTTTTAGTTAGCCATTTATTTTCTAAATTCTTGTAATCGTCCTGATTTGCCATGATTTAGCCTATGTAAAAGGTATTGGTGTTTTTAATGAGCGGGCCTAATGCGTATCTAATTGCATCTATATAATGATTCCAGTCATCTACTATATCAGGAAGTATATCACCACTTTGTTTATGTATCTTGTATGAATATTTCCTGAACTCTTGGAGTGTTTCAGTACACGATGGATGAATGATAATCTCATCATAACTACGCATGTGCTCAACGCCATCTTCAACACTGCCAGGCCATTTCTTACAGGCTTCCATTTTAGGTAGCCACCGCCTGACATGTGATATTGATTCAGGTCTAGCACAATCCGCACGTATAACGTATTTATCAGCATCAGGGATATTTTTACTTATATAATCGCCTGTATCGTTTAATTCTAGCCCTATTTTTCCACATTCGTAGCGTATGTATAGCTTATTATCATTGACGTAACACCTAACCGCTGTGGTGGGGTCGTTAGCAAAGCCCCAATCTAATCCATGCAAAGGTTCCCATGACGGGTCAGGCTCAAACTCTTGTGATGAATACTTGCTATTGAATATTTGAGCATCAGACTTTTTATTATATCCACCAAGCCAAACGTGATCATAAGTATCAGGGTTATTTTTAGCGTGTCGCTTAGCCTCTGCTTTTAACTCATCAGGACAAAACGGGTTTTGATTAAAGTTAACGTGAACACAAACACAATCAGCATCGTCAGCAGCAAAATGTAAATCTACTGGATCATAGTCGTTTTCAGGATTCCACCCAAACCATATTTCACTTTTAGGCGCTCGAATAGTTGGTAGCAATAACTCCATTGAGCGCTTTGATAATGACTGGGCCTCTTCCACCCAACATACATTAAATCCCTCTAATGATTTTACACTGTCTGCTGTATGGTCTTGCATGCCCTGAAAGATAACAATCCCTTCACCACCTATACGCCTAATCTCGTTAATCGTAATATCGAACATGTGACTAACATTAAGTGAGCGTATTTTATCCTCAATCAATTTCTTAGCTGAAAACTTCAATGACTTCTGAATCTCACGTATACAAACAGCCTGCAATGAGGCATCCATAATCATAGCTTCAACTAATAACTCAGCAAAGAAATGCGACTTACCTGAACCACGACCACCTTTAGCGCCTTTATATCTGACAGGCTCTAATAATGGCAAACACCAACGAGGCGTTTTAATCTCAAGATTCATCAATAACCATTCGAGTTATTTTAGATGGCGTCATGCTTCCGTCTGATGAGGTGTGATCTGTAATCTCTTTAAACGCATTAATAGTGCAATGTTTGCCTGCAAGCTCTAGATAGCCTTTAGCGGTGTTTGTTTCTCCAAGCTCCTTACATACTCCAAACATCTCCACTGCTTGAGTCAGCACCCATTCAGCGTTTATCTCGACCTTTTTACTACGCTTATCCATTGCTTGCTGTATAAATTCAGCAATAAGAGGTTTTGAGAGGTTTTCACTACCCATCCGTTGTGCTGTTTTTTTTGAATACCCAGCACGAATGGCTGCTTGAGTAGCGTTTAGGTCTACCAGATACTCCTGACAAAATAGAGTTTGTTTTGGATTTAACTTGCTCAAACCTAACCCCTTAACAGCAATTTCTTACTGCCATTGTTCCACAAAATGT